ACACCGCCAACCGCATACCTCTGTGACTTGCTTGCATAATATTTTGCATTATTGCCTTCAAATCCGGTGCCTCCGATGGCCCAGCCCTGCGCCGTACTGGCTGCCTGTTCCGCCACACCTTTGGACGTCTGCGCATCCAGGGTATACTGGCGGATGGTGGACATGACTGTAGGCTCTAATTTCGCCAGGGTGATTTTCCCGTCAGGAATGTCCGCTGATATGTTCTTGCCATTGACTGTGAATCGTATCCGGTCCGTGCTTGTGAAGGTATACGTGTCTATAAACTTGCTTAGGGATACCTTTTGTTTGGTCCCATCGGCCAGCTCCAGCACAAAATTGTCACCCTCCAGATAGCAATTAAGCGCAATCTTTTCAACAGCCGTGTCATGCGTAAAGGTTGAACCATCAAAGCGTGTGAAGGTCATGACGCCTGTGGTATCATCCATGGTAAAATCAATGATTACATTCGCCATATCCGCGGCGTCCGCCTTGTCCTGGGCCAGAAGGAGGATACGGTTATCCATTTCATTTATTCCATCCTCCATGTGGTTCAGATGTACCTCGTTGATTGGTGATTCAAGACTCGGCTTATTCCGCCAGGTAAACGGAAAATAGTATTTAGTCAACGCTGTCGCTGCCCTGCTCATCCTGCTCAGTAGTCCCATCCTCATCACTCCTCTCTTTAAGATAATTCTCCAGCGGCTTCCCTGTCTCCAGCAATGTCCCTATTGTTGCTATCTTCCGCGCCGACTCCACCCCTTTGAATTCCAGGGAATTTATTAGATTTCCAATCACCAGTATATCCTTCTGGCTATACACTACCATATCTTTATCCTTATCAGTTGGCATATACCACATCCTCCAATCTTATAATCCTGTTATACAGGGCTTGTACTGAGCCAGCCAAAGGTGACGTATAGTTTGGGTATGGAAGGCTATAGAATCCATCCTTTTCCCCATATAAGGGCAATGTTGATTCTAATTCTATTACTTCCTGCGCAATGAAACCCATATCCACTTTATCCGTCCCCTTAATGCAGAAGGTTACTGGGCGCAGCCCCAACACCACTCTCAGAGCCTCCTCCGTATCAATTGGCATTATATTATATTTCAGCCGCTTATCACTCCACCATTGCCCTGCCCTGCTGCTATATATCTGTGTACATTCAATATCGTCACCATACACATCCCTACACACGATGTCCCCCATCTCTGTTGTACCATTCACGGTCAGGCGGTCAATATTAGCATTTTGGGCACTGAGTGTACTACAGCCAATTGTGCTTGTGTTGGTTGTACCAGAGATGTCTGCCATTATCAGTTTTATATTCTTAGCAACCACCCCGCCGGAGGCATCCCAAGCAAGGTTCCCGTTAGCGGCACCACCGGAACCATCTTCATTGACATAAAAGTTGCTGCCTTTAAAAATAAAATGCCCGGCCTCCATAGTGATACATGATCCGGCCTTATTCACCTCCAGATTGATGGCGGCTACCAAATCCCCACGGCTTACTTTGGCTTCAATCTGTCCGGCCAGAACACTTATGCTGCCGGCCAATTCCACCTCCTGGTCCGTGGCCCGCTTAACTTCTGCGGTTATCTGGTCAGACACTACCTTTAATTGAGCCGTGGTATGCTTCTCCAGGTCCGTCACCATAGCTGATACCTCGTCCACGTTACGTACTATAACGGCTGTCTTGCCTTTCAATTGGATGATTTCATTCTCAACACCAAAGCTTTGTCCCTGTGTCTTGGTCCCCTTAGCCTCCACGGTATCCATCATGGCCTGTATGCCGCTCATGGTCCGGGTAAGCACAAATGTAGCTATCTCCGTGTCCGTAGTGATTGCCCGCAGGCCGTCTCCCACCTCTATCCAGGGCATTGCGTAGGATACTATCTTAGCCGGCCGGTATGTCTTGCCTGCAATGGAATCATATATGGACCAAGCCAGTTTGGTAAGGTCTGCGCTCCCCAGGCCATAGGCCAAAAAGTTACCCTCCACTATATAAGCATTGCTGCCGGAACCGACCACGGCGCCGATGTCTCCATCTTCCTGCCGCACCTGTACCCGGTCTATCCCATCTATCAGATAATCCTCGTAAGTGATGGTTTTGTAATACTCCAGTTCCTCTGCGGCAGCCCATCCGGACTGCGGATACAGGTCGTCTCCAGGATACAGGGTATCAGACGGATACAGGCCGGTATCCTGCAGGCTGATATACGTCAACATGCCAGTGCGGTCAAAGTGGCCGAACACACCACTAATCTCACAGATAGCCTTAAGCACATCTCGGCCGCACAATGATTCAGGGCTGATAGTCTTGCCGACCACCATCTCGTCATTGATTAGCACTGTCTGCTGCTGTGGTACTCCTATGTGCTCGCATAGACTGTCCCGCAGCTCCTGGATGGTATGCGTGGTATCGTCTGTGGGGTACATTGAATGGTACCAGTCTGAGACATCCACATCAAACTTAATCATCCGGTCATAGGCCGTGATTTTACGCTTTCTGCGGTCAGCCTGCCGTACTACGCTATCAACTACATAGATACCATAGGCCATCTTATAATCACCTATACTCAGCGTGGCAGTAAACTCCCGGCCCTCAATCTCCTCATCTAAATCGGCTACTGTAACCACAAACTTAGCCGCCTCGCAGCTTCCCCAGACAATGTTACTCCCGGATGACAGGTTTTCGGTAAGGCTCAATGTCTCCGCGCATATCTGCTCCATTGGGATGGTCAGCCACGGCGTCCCTGCGTCGGATGGATACAGGTTATCGGCTGGGTACAGGTCATTTGCTGGATATAGTGTATCAACCCCGCCATTAAAAAAAGACAGCTCCAGATGTTTCACTGTCTCCGTCCTGTTATTGTCTCCACGGCATCTATGTTTCACAAACTCTGGTACATGCAGCACCTTACCACCTCCTAATACTCAATTAGTGCAATACGGATGGGATTATATCGTATATCGTTTTCACTGGTGTCATAATATGGAAATTGAATATCTGGTACGTAAAATGTTCCCGTAACATATGCATTCCTCTCATCGTTCCAGTATTCTACCTCCATGGTCACACGGTCCGGGAAATATGATTGCATCCTTATCTTATCAGCCAGATGCATAAACGGAGTAGACCACTCGATTTTTGTTCTGGTATGCGGAAGCACATTCCGGTGTAGTATCCCATATCCGTCCTGGTAGGAATCTTCATCCTGTCTCTGGTCCGGGGTTGCATTGTACGAAGCGTGGGATATGAAGTCCATAGGAAACTCTCGTCCATCGAATTTTAATAGCCAGCCTTTGTATGCAGACATAAGTACCACCTCTTTCTGGGCATAACAAAAGCACCCGGTTCCCCAGGTGCTTTTACCTATACCTTAAACTTCTTTCCACATTTCAAACATGTGACCTCAATCTTCTTGGCGCCAATACTCCCGGCCAGCGCCCCGCCGATTACTCCAAAGGCCAGCGTACCAACCACAGCCTTTCCCATGCCAAAGCCCTTTTTGTTGGCTGACAAGGATGTAGAACCGCAACGCGGGCAACGTGCTTGATTTTCGTCAACCTCTTTTATAATATTGCTTTTATCATGCTGGGCAGATAATTGCCTTACCTTTTTCTGCATCTCGGTTTCTTCTTTCGCATACAAGGCTTTATTAAAACTCCCATAATCTTTGCACTCACATTGTTCTACTAAAATACTACATAATTGCTGAAACTCTTCCTCCTGGATTTCATCAAAAATAAATCCATATGACTTCTTAGGTGGGCGCTGTAAAACTAACTTATTATGCTCTTTATCCATGAAAAGAACTTTGAATTTAGACATCGTATCAGATACAAGTATCTTCCCTCTTTGTGTTTGTATGCTTAAAATATCATCCTCTAAGGTTATTATTTGTTTTGCCTTATCTGCAAGAACCAAGTTTAGCATTACATTACCTCCCCATACCTGATATACAGAGTATACCAGATATAGGGAGAAATGTTAATACGCTAATCCTAATTGTCTACCTGTTTGTTTCCTGTAGTCACCTGCCCCGGCCCTCCAAAGATTCACTACATCATCTTTGTTGACCCCAGGCTTTGCAAGGATTGCCCGCAGCAATTCATTCTGTTCTCTTAATAACTGGTTCTGCTCTGCGTTAGCAGTGTAGACAGCCGTGGCAATACCATCCGTTATTTGGTCTTTATTAGCCACAGCAGACCGTCCACCAATGCGTCCCACCATTTCCGGGCCGGATTCATTGGCTATAAATAGCTGTCCCCGATTTGGAAATCCACCAGTGGCAAATTTTTGCACTGGGGTAATATCAACACTGGTTCCCTGTCCAATACCAACAGCATCAGCTATGCCATCGCCAATACCGCCAAAGAAGTCATTGATTTTCTGTTTTAGCCAATCTCCCATGGACAATATACCATTCCACACGCCCTTTAAAATGTTCTTTCCTATATCAATCATTTTACTTGGCAGTTTGTTAAACCAGTCAATGATAGCATTCAGTATTTTAGGCACTTCTGTTCCTACCCATCCGATTGCATCCGCAGCCCATTGCACTATGGTGTCTTTGAACTTAATAATTGCATCATAGATTTTCCTGGGAAGTTCCGCGAAGAATGCCACAATATTTCCAATAATCTCCGTGACTTTCTCGCTAAACGTGTTCCATGATTCAGTTGCCCACTGCACAACATTGTTCTTAAACGTAATAATTGCGGCATATATTTTGCCTGGTAACTCTGCAAAGAAAGTCACTACAGAGTCAATGATTTTGGGGACTTCCTCTGTCACTGTGGTAATCATGCTATTTACCCAGTCTGTTATCGTACCTATAGCATAGCCAATAGCATAACCAATCTTATAAGGCAGCCCATCAAACCATTTTACGATGTCGCTGATTATTCGACTTATTGAAACAGGGACACCTTTAAACCAGCTAATCAGGCCATTCCATTTTTCGATAAAATAGCTTGATACGGTATCCCATACACCTGCGAACCAGGCCGGAATCCCTTCGAAAAACGGGACAACAGTACTCGTCCACCATGCAGGGATTGTCTCTGTGAAAAACTGTACAATCTTATCCCAGTTTAATATAATTGTAGCGACTACTGCTACTACTGCTGCCACTATAGCCGCTCCAGCTGCCACTGCGGCTGCGCTCGTTGCAGCCATGCCAGTAGCCAATGCACCAATATGTCCTAAAACACCTCCTATTGCAGATGCAAAAGCAGTTAGTTTAGGAAATACCATTGCTATGGCCTCTCCCCATGTCCCAAAACCGCCCGAAACAATTTGTACAACACCAATAATATTTCTTATTAGTGTAGTTATACCAGACACTATAGTTAGTCCTTTAATAGCATTAACAATACTTTTTATAGTATTGGCAACTGCATTGAATCCCTTAAAGGCCAGCATTGCTGTTGCAATCGCTCCAATTCCATACCCTATCGCTCTGGCTGTCTCCGGGTCAATCTTTCCAATAGCCGTTGCCAGGGCATCAATGCCTCCTGGTACTACAACATTTATGAAATCTGCCCCCAGTGCTGCCATGTCCTCGTAAAAGTCAAGCAGCCCCTCTCCAACCGCCTGTGCAAACGGCTCCAAGGCTGTCCACAAATTCCGCAACGCCTCATTGATGGCTGTCCAGTTAATCGTGGTGAGGAAGGAATTGATTATATCAATAAATCGCGGGAATCCCTCTCCCAATGCCCAGCTTCCAAGCGGTTTAAGGAAGTAGTCCCAGAAGTCTTTCAGGCCCGTCCAGGCAAAATTCCCAAGCTGTGATAGCCCTTCATCCCACAGTCTCTTTAATGCCTCCACTGTTGGGTCTGCGGCAGCCCTCAGGTCGTTAAGGATATCCCGGATTCTCTGTGCGGCAGCTTCTATCTCTGGGTTTACAGTCACATCTCCGAATAATTCTCCTGACATACTTCCGAAATCAGGAATATCACCACCTGCGCCACCAGAACCGCTCCCACCGGAACCACGGCTGGAACTGAGGTTGTTTAATTCATCAAAACCGGCAAGCTGCTTATTCATCTCCTTTGCAGACTTGGCCGCATCGGACATATTTCCAGCCACAGCTCCAGAGGAACCGGCTGCATCGGACATTGCATCTGCTGCATCTGTGACGGGATTTCCGCCACCTGTGGCATCCCCAAATAACGCCGCCGTGAATGCCTTGAAATAGCCTGCAAGAACCTGCAGTTTGGCAATGATTGTATTGATGACCTGGATGACTGGCGTAAATGCATTGATAAGCCCCTGTCCAATGGTAGCCTTTAACGATTCAAACCGCAGGGTAAGGACACGGACCTGATTGGCCCAGGAATCACTCGTCCTTGCGAAGTCTCCAGAGGCATCCGAAAGTTGCGCCATTACGAACTGATACCGGAGCATGACCTTCTCCTGCTCGGTCATTTTCGCCGTGGTCTTACCAAAACCATTGTTTAATGCATACTGGTCCAGGGCTGTCTGAGTCATAACCACGCCCAGTTCTTTGAGCGATTCCGTCTCCCCGGTAAAAATACTCTTAAGCTTTGTGTATGCCTCGTCTGTACTTAGGTTATAAAAGGATGCCACATCTCCAGTCAAGCCAGTAATGGCTGCTGACATCTGATATCCTGCCTCGCCAGCAATACCAAATGATTTTGCCATAGCGCCATATGTACCCATCATCTTTTTTGCTGATAATTCCGATAGGCCAAATTGCGATATGGCATTCTTGGCAAAGGCATCCACCTGCCTGTTTAGGGAGCCAAAGGTGACATCCACCACGTTCTGGACTTCTGCGAGGTCTGAACCAAGGTCAATGCATGACTTTCCAAAAGCAGCAATAGCACCAATACTAAGTACTGATGCTATCACAAGTCCGGCTTTTTTCCAGGCGTTTGCAACCCTCGAGGTTTGCTGCTCCACATGCTTTGTGGCCGCCGCTGTCTGTTTCTTTACCTTTTCAATCTCGTCGCGGTATGGCTGCGTATATGCCTCAATGACCACCCGTAACTTTTCTAATGTCATGCCTTCCGTCAGCCATCACCGCCTTTCCTTTTATGGTTATGCCTCAGTGCAAAATCCAGCATCTGCGCCTGGTATACAGCCACCTGCCTGGCCTGTACCTGTTTATATTCCTCTTTTTCCTCTGCGAATAGTTGGGGGAAAAAGTCCCATAACTCCATGACCTGTATGTTTGCACTGCCATGTACAGCCAAAGATGTATACTGTCCTATGTCCTGTGCCAGGAAGTGTATTTCCTTAAGCTTCTGCTTCTGTTCCCGTTTCATGCGGCGGACCTCACTCTCCATGAAATCCGTGATTTCCAGCAGTGAAAGCTGCCAGAAGCGTTCCATAGGCATCCCAAGGTCCAATGCCTGAGGATATAAGTCATATATGATATCTGATACCGTCTCTACAGCAGGTCTTTGGCATCCTCCAGCCTCTGGTCCATCTTCTCCTGCTGGCTTTCGGAGAAAAAACCCGATACCTTATAAATCTCCATCAAAACATCCGTCATGAAGGAAAGCTGGGTTCCACCATCTTCACAGTACCGGTCAAACAGCTTCTGTACATCATCATACTTGATTCCATGCTCCCAGGTTTTCATTGCCGCCTGAGTGATAGTCAGCATAGTGTTAAGTGGAGGCACCCCCAAAGAAAGAATGTCCAACAGATTCCGTTTAAACTTATCCTCCAACTGGCAGATAACAGATGTGGTAAGTTTCAGCTTGTACTCCCTGCCCCCCACTTCCCAATACGCAAATGGTTTGCGTTTCTTTCTCTCGTCTATGTTGACTACTTTACTTTCTTCCTGCTCTTTTTCAATCTCATCGTCAAATCCCTGTGCCATTAACTATGCCTCCATTCTTATTCTGCTGCTGGGTCTGTAACTTTAATATCGCTCTGTAATGCCAATGTTAAAGTAAAAGCAATGGCGGCATTAACACCACCTCCGCCAATCTTGATGTTGCCGTATGCGTCATACTCAAACTTAGTACCATCAGGGAATGTTTCCCGGTATGATGCCACTTTTCCACTGTCACATATTTCGCGGAGCACACGGTAATCAGAATTTGCACTGGAGTTTTCATATGCAAATTTATATGCCAAGTCTCCCGGGTCTCCAATACCGAATTCTGAATGCTTCATTTTGTCCTTAAGCCTTGTATTATCTACTTTTTCAGGCTCAACTCCAAGGTCAGGGACCTCCTGCAGGTCATTGAGCATAACGTAGTCTGCGGCCCCTTCTTTCTTTACCTCGAGGGTAATTCCGTTTGCTAACATCTCATCAATCCTTTCCTATTGCGTGATATACACGTCTACTGTTTACATCAATAATACCTTCATAGCGCATCTGCTTGTGTTTCATACCACTGGGGTCCTCTACATCCATGCACTGGATTCTTTTCAGGCCAAGAGGGGATATTGCTGTATCCACTGATACCGCGATAGGGGATGTATTTTTTATCGACCAGATATCAATACGGTATCGAACATATGATTTTGACTCTCCACGGGTCGTTTCATCGGCCACCTTATTATCCTCTTCCATGTACTGGATTGTAACATCCTGTTTCCAGGTATTCGGATAGTAGTCTGTGACGTTCTCCGTTACCGTGCAGAGAGCAGCATACACCTCGTCCTTAACATTAATCATCATTCACACGCCTTTCTTAATTCGCGTTTCAGGGCCTTTTCCATCCTTTCAACCACCTTGTCCTCATTGTTTTTCAGGGCAGGATACATAAAAGGCTGCGCTGGCTGCCCTGTACACTGGTAAAACCGTCCATCTGGTGTATCCAAATAAAACCAGTGATATTCTTCCGCCGCTTCTTTGTCCACCTGGCTCTCATGTATCCACCAGGGAGACATGGTATAGGCCGGACTGGCTACAGGGGATATCCCGGCATGGTTGGCAGCTCCCTTCGGTCCTGTTCCCATCTCAACGTACATAGCGTATGCTTTGTTGGTATACACAGTCCCAATAACCCGGTCGTCCATACGCTCAGTCATGGACTTGATACTGTTTCTTAATTCACCCTGCCGGACAGGACACAAAAGCTTTGCTTCTGCCTGTATGCGTTTGGCCTGCTGTCCTACCAACCGCTCCATCTGCTGGTCACAGACCTCTTCCAGGGCCGCAAACTTCCTTTCCAGCTCCTTTTGTCCATCAATCACAGTTTTTCCACCTCCAGCGTCAGGAACCGATACGGATATATGGCAACCACCCTGTAATCCGGCGCCGCGTCACCGTCAACACATAAGCATATCCCATCATTGGCCGTGATAACCGGACCATCCTTGATTGCATAGCTTACCTTACCTACACCAGGCACTTCCTGGTAGGCCTCTTGGATTCTCAGGTTGCGGATATTGGGCAACCGCTGCCCATACATCTCTGCCTGTACCTTCCCGCCTGCCGGCCACTCCTCGGCCAGGAAAGATACCGCAGGTCCATACTCCATGTATGAGCTGCCTTCGCCGTCCTTCTTAGGTATTGCTGCCCGGTGGTGGTACGTTCCCAACCTGCTCCGTCTTAGCCTCATACGTCCTGCCTCCTATCCTTGCCAGCCTGTACCTGTCCAGCGTGTCATAGATGTGCTTTGGGGCGTTATCAAAACTATATGATTCTCCGCCGCCACTCCGGCTGGCCTCGCCCTCTGTACCCATACGGTTTAGGGCAATCACGGCCAGGTCACGTACTGCCTTTTCCAGACCTGCCACAATCTTTGTACGGCCTGTATAGGACAGCACAAAGGCTGTGGCCTCCTCCAGCAAAAGGGAGAGCAATATATCATCACTCTCCCCTGTCAGCTTTTTCAATTTTTCGATATCAGTCATCGGAACTCACATCCTTAAGAACAGCCAGTAATTCCGCCTTTGTAAGAGAATCCGCTCCTTCAATGCCCTTTTCTTTCGCCAGGGCCTTTAACTGATTGGAGGACATTTTATCAAGAGATTTATCCTCAGGCCCTATTGCTTCTGCTGCTGTATTTCCAATTTCCTTAAACCCCAAGACTTTCAGCTTGTCTGCCTGGGCACCGTCTGCAACCCGCTCCACATTATCCTTAATCAATCTCATCTGCTACCTCCTTATGCTAATGGCGCTGCATCTTTGATATTCAAATAGATACTGTCCAGCTTATTGTCCAGCACCCAGATATCGTGGAATCTCCGGTAATCCATCTGCCATGCATTCAGTTTCTGGTTGACTGTCGGGTCAAAGATACGCATGATATCCTGCTTAGTGACTGCAATGGGTGTTGTGCGCGGGCAGATAAAAAAGTTAATATCTTTTGCCGTTGTCCCCTTGATGTAGCCGCCTTTCTCCTGGCCTGTAGTCTTACCATCATAGAGTGTAATCACTGTATACATGCGGTTGGAGGGTGTGGAAAGAATCGGTACATCATCCACCGCGGGAACTGCGGTATTGATTCCGCCTTTTGAAAATGTAGTGCTACTAATCTTACCAGACAGCTCCATCTCCAACTCCATAATCAGGTCAGGTGTCGCGTGAATCACAAGAGGCCCATTGTACTGTTCACGAACTGCTTTAATTCCCTCTTTGATTTTCCGAAGGGCCGATGTTCCGGTGGCTCCCGGTGTATAACCATAAGACACCATGCCAGCCTTCTTGGCCGCAATTGTCTCTGTTGCAATTTTACTGATACGGTAGGCGTCAATCTCGGGCACCACGAAAATGCGCTGGAATTCTCCCATGACAGCCGCCGCAGTGGTCACGAAGTTGTTTTCGTTAATGTCGATTGGGTCAAGCTGGAACTTGCGGCCTCTGTCCTGTGTCATCTTCATGGTTTCGTATTCCAAAGTAACGCCACCCTGCTGGTATCCGTTGTCCCGGTCGTAGTCCCCCAGGCCCTGGACGGACATCTTCGGGATTTTCACCTCTGCGCCTCCATTGTAAATGACCTGTCCGGCATTTGCATCCATCCAGCCTGTAACAGCCTCCCGGATTGCCACCTTATCCAAAGTATTTTGAAAAAGTGTTGCAGTTGCTAATGTGTTAATTGGCATATTCTTTTACCATCCTTTCTTAAATTCCCATCATCAGTGATTCCACCTGTTTAGCAAGGTCATCACCCCCGCCTGACGGTGCTTTCTTCGGCGCGGGTCCACCTTTAAGTTTCTCGTCCACAGCAGCCTGTACAGCCTCTTGGAAGGCTTTCTCTACTGCGTCAATTGACTTGTTGCATGACTCCGCATTCGTGTAATTAAGCACTTCTGCAAGCCCAACAGGAAGCTTCTTTTCAGCCAGGGTATTCTTGGCTTCCGCCATCAGTTCCCGGCGCGTGATGTCTGCCTCACGGGCTGCCAATGCCCTCTCCTGTTTCTGGGAAAGATACTGTGCTTTCTCCTCCTTGGTCATCTTTGCAAGTTTTTCGGCCTCTGACAGCTTATCATCAGTAAGCGCCTGCCATTTCTCCTGTGCCTTTGCAAGGGCAGTATCAATCCCCTTCTGCACCCTGCGGTCAAACTCGGCCTGATAATCCCTGTTTTTTAGGATATCATCAAAACTCTGTGGGGCTGGGTCTGGTCCCGGCTCTGGCTTTGGGTCTGGCTCAGGTGTTGGTGCGGGGTCTGGCCCCGGTTCTGCAAAAAGCTGTAAGTTCATTTTCTGATACATTGGTTCTCTTGTTCTCATAATCTCTATCCTTTCCGCCCCAGCCTGTTCATGCGCCCAGGCCATTGCATAAAAATAACACCCAGGTGTCACCTGCGTGCTTCTATCTCAGCTATATGTTTCCATAGGCAGTTTCACCCCG